AAGCCGGAAACCTGGACCACCCACGCTGAGGTACAGGATGGTCCGCACGGCGTCATGCTGGGCGGCGGCCTAGCCTGTATCGACCTTGACCACTGCATCAACCGGCGCGGCAAGGTAGCCGACTGGGCTGTTGAGATTATCCGGGCGGTGCCAGGTGCCGTTGTGGAGCGTTCGGTCTCCCGGCGGGGTCTGCATATTTTCGGGCTGCTCCCGGAGGGTCCAGGCCGGCGGCGCGGCTGCGTGGAAATCTATTCCCGAGCAAGGTTCATTCGGACAACAGAAGATATTTACCGCATGGGCGGCCTCGTTGATCTGGCCCCCGCGGTGCGAGTAGCTGCCGCGCTGCAGCGAGAGGGGCGTATCCCCGAGCGATAACAAGTGGTGAAGGAGGTGGTTGGTCATGGTGCGCGGCCCGATACCGAAGCGTAGCGACCAGCGTAGGCGGCGGAACAAACCGGAGGCTGATACTCCCACTGTGGTGGTGGCCATGGGGCAGCAGGTGGTGAAACCGCCCACAGAGGACCGGGCGTGGCACCCTTATGCCAAGGACTGGTTTAGGGCGTTGAAGCGGTCCGGCCAGGCACAGTTCTATCAGGAAAGCGACTGGCGTGAAGCAAAGCTAGTGGCCTGGCTTATCACCCAAGAATTAAGTTCCCCGACTGGCGCCCGTGCTGGGATGATGGATGTGATCTTTTCCCGCGCTGATGCTCTGATGACAACCGAGGGGGCGCGCCGGCGCCTACGTGTAGAACTCATCACCCCAAAGATAGCGGATGAGGCGAAGGAGGCCACCGTGTCGATCATGGAACAATATCGGGCTGATCTAGCATGATGATTCCTCCGGAGGAGCGGCTAGAAACGCTTCCCCCGGGGGTTCCCGATTTAACGCTCGGCTGGGAAGCGTTGGCATGGGCCGCTAAATATTTGAAGCACCCGAATGGGCTTCGCGCCGGGTTGCCGTGGAAATTCACTAACCGTCAGGCCAGGTTCGTTTTATGGTTTTACGCTGTTGGCCCAGATGGAAAATGGTTGTTCTACAATGCGTTCCGTCGTCTAGCTAAGGGATCCGGCAAGTCGCCGTTCGCTGCCGCCATGGCGCTCATTGAGCTGCTTGCGCCCGTCAGGCTGGAAAGGTTTGATCCGCAAGTGCTCGGCGGCTGCATTGGTAAGCCCGTGGCGATGCCGTGGGTGCAAATAGCCGCGGTTTCTGAGGCACAAACAGATAACACGATGAGGCATGTCAGGGCGATGGCTAATAAGAAGACAGCGATCGAGCTGCACCGCGATTATGACATTGACCCCGGCATCACGAAGATCAATGTTGTCCCCGAAGGCAAACTAGAGGTCATTACATCATCTGCGACCACCCAGGAGGGCGCGGAGGCAACGTTCATTATTGGCGACGAGTTAGAACACTGGACCCCAGCTAAGGGCGGCGGTGAGCTATACAGCACCTTGGTGGATAACTTAACTAAATCCGGTTCCCGTATGCTAGGCACCCTGAATGCCTGGAAGCCGGGGAAAAACACCGTGGGGGAGCACACGTTTATCGACTGGTGTAACCAAGAGAAAGGCCTATCCAAGAATGAAAAACAGATCCTCATGGATATCATCCAAGCCCCGCCAGAAACCAACCTAGCCGATGCGGCATCGCTTCGCGCCGGGCTGGAGTTCGTGTACGAGGACTGCCCATGGGTTGATATCGACGCCATCATGACCCGCATTTGGACGCACAGTGCTAAACCGGATGACTCGAAACGTAAGTACCTGAACTGGCCAGTAGCGTCTGTTGATGCGTGGATTGACCCCAAGGACTTGGCGCTCATGGCCATGCCGGATATCCAGGTAGAGCCTGGCGAAGAGATCGTCATGTTCTTCGATGGTTCGCTCACCCGCGACACGACAGCCCTGGTGGGGTGCCGGGTTTCCGATGGGCATGTGTTCCTGATCGGGGCGTGGGATCCCGGTAACAGCCACGCATCTCAAGCGGAGAAGAAAACCATTGATGTTGAAGCGGTCAGCGCCCGTGTCGCCCAGGCGTTTGACACGTGGGCAGTGAAAGCGTTCTTCGCTGACGTGCGTGAATGGGAGTCCTTCACGAAGATTACGTGGCCAGAATGCTACAAGGACCAACTAGAACTGTGGGCGGTGCCGTCTGGGGCAAACCCAGAGCCAATCGCCTGGGACATGCGCAGTAAAAGCTTTGATTTCACCCGGGCATGTGAACTAACAGAAAGAGAAATCATTGAGCACGGATTCACCTACGATGGTTCCATAATCCTCACAGACCACCTACGGAACTGCTACCGTGCGGAAAACCGCTACGGGATATCCGTGCGGAAAGAATCCCCAACCTCAGCGAAAAAGATTGATGCAGCGGTTTGCCTCATTGGTGCGCGGATGGTGCGCCGAAAATGGTTGGATAACCAACCAGATACCCACTATGACGGAAGGGCGGTGTTTGTGTAATGAAAATGTCGAACCGGGCGGTACTTGATGGTGTGCGAGGCCTCCTGTCCCAACACGCATACGAATACGCCAGGAACAACAAGATTCATATGGCGATGCTGCCCTGGACCCGGAAATACGCGGCCGGCCGGTTCACGGTCCTAAACGAGAAGTCGACACCAGGCGGCAGGTATGACCGCCATATCCAGATCGCCCAAGACTCCCAAGTCCCATTCCTCCCTCTAGTGCTGGATACATTCGCCCAGTCGATGAAGATCGAAAACTATTTCAGCGGCAACTACGAGCAATCCCCACTGTGGGAGCACTGGCAACGCAACGCGATGGACGCTGCCCAAACCGGAATCACCCGGGCGGCTCTCAAATACGGCACATCCTATGCCGTAGTCGATCGGGGTGCTTTCCCCGGCCAAGCATCTGCACCGCTTATCACTGGGGTTTCTCCCCGCATGATGACCGCCTACTACGGGGAATCAAGAGCCTGGCCAGGCGAATACGGGCTCACTTCAGAATGGCCCATTCTCGCCCTAGAAATCCGGGGGGCTAGGATGCGGCTCATAGACGAAAACTACATCTACTACATCGGGGCACGTCACGCGCCCAAGAACCCAGCGGAATGGGTTTCTGAAACCTGGAACAATACCATCAACCTCCAGATCATCGAGGCCCGCCCTCACGGCGCTGGGGTGCCACCAGTCGTCCGCTTCCGGGACCGCTGGCTACTAGACGGTGAGGAACACGGCGGCATCATCGAGCCGCTCCTATCACTCCAAGATCGAATCGATAGAACCAGCTACGAAATGGGCATCGCCCAATACTATGCCGCTTTCAAACAACGATACGTCATCGGATGGGCACCCAAAGATGAACTCGAAGGGATCCGCATGAAAGCGAACGATGTCTGGTTCATCAACGCGGACGGCACCAAAACAAAAGCCGGTCAGTTCGAGGAAACCGACCTAACTCGGTACATTGACTCCAAACAAGCAACCATACGGGACCTGGCCGCGATCGCCCAGGTCCCAGCCCAATCCCTAGGCGCGAACGCCATCAGCAACATCAGCGCCGATGGCCTGGCAGCCATGGAATCCGCCAAAGACCGAAAAGCCTCCGAAATCCAAACAAGTCTCGGCGAATCCTACGAACAACTATTACGGCTGTGCGGACACATGGATGGCGACGCCGATTCAGCCGCCGACTTCGCCGGCGAAGTGAAATGGAAAGACACCACAGCAAGGTCGTTTGCTCAAACCGTTGATGCGCTCGGGAAACTCGCCACCATGCTCGGCATACCAGCGGAAGCACTCCTGGAAGACATCCCCGGGTTCACAGAGGAGAAAATCCAGCGGATCCTCACCAAGTATGGCTACCCATCTACACAAGGAGATGAATCCCAGCCCATGCCTGAAGTGACATAGCAAAACCACAAGGGGGTGGGTTGTGAGCATCGAAAACCAGCACTCCCGAGACCGGGAAACCGCTCTGTGGCTTAGAGACCAGATATATAAGCTGATCGAAGAACAAACGATCCCCACCACGATTGAAGCACTCTGGGATCTAGTGACCGCGCTGCTGCCGCTCATCCATAAAGCCAGGAAAGCGTTCTACCACTCTGCAGCCCAAACCATGACCGAAGATATGCGCGCACGAGGCATGGAGATAGACGTGGCGCCTATGCGGCCATACCAGCCTAACGCGGCTTGGAAGATGCTCCTGCGCGCCCTAGGATGGAACCCGAAAAAAGATCCGATACCTGGTGATATCGAATCATATTCAAAAGATGCACAGCGCGTCCTGCTGGAAAAAGTAGCGGCCTTCCCTGCTAATCCCGCCGACCCTGTTGCCTTGGCTCAGGTATCGCGCCGTGTAGCTGCTGGGGCAGTACGGCATGCGCGTGCAGCTGGTCGTGATGTGGTGGTTGATACCGCGGCCCAGGGCCGGGTGCGTGTGTCGTCGTCGCGGAAACGTCCACGGGTGACGGTGGAAGACGGCACTGGGTCGGATGGTCAACCCAAGGTGATAGTGGAATACGCCAGCGACGACAGGAAGGTGGGAGACGATAACCGTGAGCTTAGGAAAAAGGCCAGTAAGGCAGAACCAGATAGCACCAAGCCTGGTGGCAAGGTGTTGGGGTGGGCCAGGGTTTTAACCGGGGCTGAGAGCTGTGCTTTTTGCGCGATGCTAGCATCCCGGGGGCCGGTATATTCCGAAGATACCGTGGTGACCACAGGGAAGCCCAGGGAAGTACGGCCACGCCAAGTTCATTACCGGAATCCGGGCGCTACCGGGGGCCATACGTATGTTTCGGGATCCCGGCGGGAAGGAGAGAAGTATCATGACCACTGCGATTGTATAGCAGTCCTCGTTGTTAAGGGAGTGCCGTGGAATGGTGAACAGCAATACCACGACCTGAAGGATCTGTGGGATGACGCAACTTTTCAGCCAACGCAAGAGGAGCTAGATGCGGGTCTTGACCAGCCGCGGGATAGATTCACCAAACGATATACCGATGCGATAAAAGCCGACCCGGAAAAATACTCGGCGCTAAAGGTCGACCCGGAAAAGGCCGAGCCTGACATGCCGCCCAGTGAGATTCGTAAGGACATGCCTGGTGAAGGGGTGACGCTTGACTTTGAAGAAAGAAGGGAAAAGGTTTACATTCCGCCCGAAGTGCGGAAGAATTTCGGTGATAATCCCGATTGGCTGTACCGGTTATCAGCTGAAGAGGGGGCCACAAACCCGGCAACTCATGAATGGGATACCCTTATCACATTGCTGAAACATGGGCACACAGTTCGAATACGGCGGCTAGGTGAGGGAGAGAAGAAGACCTCACCTGATATTGTGCTTGATGATGTGATTACAGAGATGAAAGCCCCTGATGGTGGCGGGAAAAATACCATTCCTGGTAATCTTCGTGAAGCAAAGAAGAATTTCTCCAGCCTTATGCCTCTAGATGTAGTGCAAATCGTTATTGATGGTGCTAGGTTACAACGTGCGGATGAACAGGTTCGTATTGATCTTCAGATGTGTTTGAAGAACCCACGATTTTCTTGGATTGATAGAATAATTTATATCAACCACGATGGTGAAGAAGAGGAGTTTATACGATGAGTCTTTATGTTTTTTCAGACGCTCCCATTGAAGATATTGTTGATCTTCTTTTGCAAGAGCCATATACAGAGAATGTTATTGCTTACAACGATAATCCAGAAGCATATGATATTCGTACTGTAGATGGTGTACTTATTTCCATGGATTATGGAGTCAATATTTACAATGATACGTTAGACACTTTAATTTTCGTTCCTGATGAGGAAGAGGAATTGCAGCGGAAAATTTTTGAATCTGTTAAGAAGTTGCGTTACAAGGCAACGTTCTGCGTGCCCCGGTCTAGTGAGGAAACTATTTTTATGCCGGATGATCCATTGCCTGCTGTGCCTGCTTAGTACGAGCGATAAACCATTTTTTAACCCGCATGCTCCCATATAGGGGCACGCGGGTTTTTGTATAAGAAAGGATGATTCCCGATGTTTAACCAAGAACCAAATAATGACTATACCATGATCGTTCGGCAAACCCCCGAGGGGGAGCTGACGACCACATCACTCGTCATTGCTGAAGGAACGAAAATTCAACACGCCAGTGTGCTGCGGGTTGTGCGTGATAATGAAGAAGATTTTGAGGAATTCGGAAGGGTCGGATTTCAAATCCAACCCTTTGAAACTGCTGGCGGAACCCAAAACCGCACCATTGCGGTATTGAATCGTGAGCATGCCATGTTGCTCATGACCTATATGCGTAACACTGCGGTGGTTCGTCAGTTCAAGAAGCAGCTTGTTAAAGCATTCACTGACATGGAGCGTCGGCTTGCTGCCCGTCCAGTATTTGATCCTTCCCAGATCACTCGTCTGGAGATGGCGCAAATGTTACTGAACGCCGAAACTGAGCGCCTGGCGTTGGAGGCGGAAAACAAGAAAATGCAGCCCAAAGCAGACGCTTATGATTCTTTCATTGATGCGTCTGGCGCCTACAGCATGGGTGTGGTAGCGAAGATGTTGGGGGTGGGCCAAAACTGGCTGTTCCGTGAACTGCGTAACCGAGGTGTGTTGATTCCTCGCGGCGCTATGCGCAACACCCCCTACCAGCGGCATATGGGCTACTTCGAGGTCAAAGCCCACCGCTATGAGCAGCCGAACGGGGAAGAAAAAGTGTCGTACACCACGTATGTTCTCCCTAAGGGTATTGATTTTATCCGCAGAACATTAGGGTTTACCAGGATTGACCCTATGCTCCCCATCCCTATGAACTAACCCCACCAAGCTGGTGGGGTTTATTCATGACCACCCTTACTATTCGCATTTCACACAATCTAAAAGGAGGCAACTATGCAAGACGCTACTAGCGCTGAGCCCCAGGATGAACAAGAACCTAGCCTGGAGGACACTACCCCGGATATCAGCCAAACACCATCACAAGACGCCGGCTTACAGCCGGAGATGACCTTGG